GTTGTTACAGCTAGAAATACTAATGCATTAGGTGAAGGTAATAATGCTACAGTTACAGCTACAGATTTAATTACTTTATATACCGGTGATCCAAATGCCGATTTTGATATCTTTAATGCTTCTTCAGGCGGATCAGAAATAACAGAAGCAAATATTAATCAAGTAATTTATCTTGATAACGAAACAACTAATGCTAATGATGTCGTAGCAACTTTCTTTGTTAATTGGGGAGATGGCGATACATCAGCTATAGCAAATACTTCAGTAGCCGGTGGTACACAAGGTGATAGATTAACACATACTTATACTACAGGAACCGGTACTGGAACTAATACAATTACATTTTCAATTAATTCACATTCTACTGCTAACCCAGCAGCAATACCAGATATAGCGACTAAAACAATTAAAATATTCGATACAGGTATTGCAGCTCCAGAAGGGTTATCAGGTAAATCTATTTCTTTAACTTCAAGTTCAGTGGGTAATTCACCAAGATTAGCTTCAGGGTTTATTAATAATACATCAGAAGGCTCATTCTCAGCAGGAGATAATATTACTAGATACACAACAACTGGTAGTATACAAACAACTGGTGAAGCTAACTCACAAGTGGTTTATAATGCAGGAGCAGGAGCTCTATCTGCGATAGTTGATGGTTCAGTAGACGGCACAATCTCATTTACATCTGGTGACGATACAGGATCAAATAACGCTCTGACTGTTGTTGATGAGTTAGATTTCTATAACTTTAGTAATACAGGTACAAGTGTATCATCAGGTAATAGAATTTTTGCTCCTGGATTATATTCTGGTTTTAGAGCAAGAGTAAATAAATCTTCTCTATCTACCGGTACACATACTTATAAATTAAGCCATTCGACTACAGGTAATACATCTGTATTAGAATTTGGTAAAGACAATTTAACTGGAACACCGGTATTACATTTTGGTAGTACTTCTGTTACTCAGAATTCTGCAGGTACATTAGCATATGTATCTGGTGTTCCTTATTATACTAATGATGCTGTTTTAGATGTTGCAGGTGTTTTAGTTAGTAATGTAGCAGGTCAGTTCTATAAAAATGATTCTACTCCTTTTAATATTTCTAACGGTACAGATGTAGAAGGTGATAGTGGTAATGCATTTGCTAACCAAACTAAAGGTTATAGTATCTTACCTTCTAGTTCATTATCATCAGGATATCCTATAGCTAATACAGGTATAGGAGCTAATGTAAGCTTAGAAACTTTCCAAGTATCTGTAAATGGTGGTGGAAGAAGAGTAGAAGGTTTTGCCATGAATATGGAAAACGTAAATGGAACAGGAACTACTTTACAATATGCAAATACAAAAGTAGCAGTATATAATGGTAATTCATCTGGGGTAAGAGAAGATGCAATACCAGTATCTGACAGCTTAGGAGCAACTTATGATACGGACGGCAAGAGATTATCTAACTTTAGTTCAACTAATGCTACTCCTACCTTTGCTAATAATGTGGACTATTATGTTAGCAACGCTTGGACTGGCGCAGTTACTGTCGCTGGAACTGACGAAGCGATTCAGAGGTATGGAACGTTAGCTCATAACGTAACTGATTATTCTTCAGGGTACTTACCAGCTGGACCAGACCTAAATACAGGTAGATCTGGAGTTCAATACTTTAGATTTGCATTTAAGAGAACAAACGTAGCCAACTTTAATGTTACTTTAACTGGTAATGTTGCTTCATTTCATATTGCAGCACCAGGAACTAGTATTGATGATACATCAGATAGTAACGGTTGGATAGATGCTTCTGCAACATATGCAGGCGCAGGTACACCAGGAGCTAATACAACTGCTGGTGGTAATGGATCAGATGGTTGTGCTTTTACTTCTGGTGATAGAATTCAAGCAAGTACAAACTATAGTAATGACTCATTTCAATTAACATTAGGAGATCAAAACGCTTCTACTTCTACTAATAATCAAATATTAGTATCTGTAGGACTAAGTAGTGGTCAAAGTTTAACTAAATTAGAGATATCATAATGGCTATATCAGATACACAAAAGGTTGATTTACTCTGGAAAAAGATAGGATTTAGTAAAACTAAAACAGATACTAATGCAGCTAAGAAAGCTCCTAACGAAGCTATAGTATCTGAGTTAATAATTAAACCATCTACTATATGGACTGATGCTGGAAGCATTCCTAGTACTCAGCCAGCTGCTAATACAGGCCCATTAATTATCTATACAGAAACAGAAACTTCTGAAGACGTAACTTCAGCTGCAAGACGAACATGGAAATCCAATATAACTAATTGGGTACCTTCATCATTTGGAGCTACCTATCAACTTAAAGTATATGTAGATTCAGCAGGGTCAAGTAATCCAGCATCTAATGGAACACAATTATTTGAAACTGGTTCAGGAAATAGCGATGAATGGTACTTTGATTATCAATCAGGAGTGCTTCATTTTATAGGTACAAACTTACCATCAGGAGTAACTTCTGGTAAAAGTATCTTTATTTCAGGAGCTAAATATAATGGTAATACTGGTTTTAGCGGAGCGAGTCTAAGCAACGCTAATTTAGTTAATGCAACTATAACTAGTTTATCAGCACCTCTGGAAGTGAAGGATGGTGGAACCGGAGTTACTAGCTTTACTGCCAATGCAGTTTTAGCTTCAGCTAACTCAAGTACAATGGATTTTAAAACCGGGTCTAATGGTCAGGTAATGATAGTGACAAATAATGATGTTGACTTTGGTGATTTGGATGGTGGAACTTATTAATGAAATGGAAATTTTGGGAAGAAAAAATACTTTCAGATGAACTAGGAGAAGTCCAACTTAAAGTATTAAGTAGATTTGTTTTAAATCAGAAGACTATTATTGAAGATTTATCAGAAGAGAATCAAAAACTTACCGCAGAGGTACAAGTTTTAAGAGAAATAGTAGACGACCTGAATAATATAAATAACATAAACGTAAAAAAAGCTTTAAAATTAAAGGACGTAAAGAGAAAAACATCTCCTTTTAGATAAAGATTAAGAGGTAAAAATGGCTAGACAAGCATTAATAAAATTAAGAAGAGGTTCAGGAGCTCCTGCTGATGGTGCTTTGCAAGAGGGCGAATTAGCGATAGATATTTCAGCAAAGAAGCTGTATAGTGCCAATGCAACAGGAAACTCATTTACTTTATCAGGGGATCAGTATAATCTAACCTCTACGAGTAACGCTTCACATGGTATTATTAACTTAAATGTTGATAATGCTTCTTTAAGTAACGATCAAATTCAATTTGTAGGTTCTGGTGGTGTAACTGTTTCAGGTAATTCATCAGTTATTACTATTGACCAAACAGAAACAGACTATGATATTTCTGCTGGTGGTACAGCATCAACTGGTACTTTAGTATTAGGTGGCGACGCAGACGCTGATACTATTACTATTACTGGTAACAATGGTCTTGTTGTATCTAATACTTCAACATCAGCTTTACTAGTTGAGAACAAAGGTTCACAGCATGTTGTAACAGTTGCAGGCGGCAAGTTTGTAATAGATGGAACTTCACAACAAGACTTAAGACTTGTACCAGGCGTTATCTATTGGTTCGATCAATCAGATAGTACAAACGGTACTCATCCATTAGCATTTGGTACAGCTGCAAACGGTTCAGAAGTATCTCAAGGTACAGCAAGTGGATTTAAAATTTATGAGCAAGTAGGTACCCCAGGTAGTGCAGGGTCTTATACAAGAGTACAATTACAACAAGATGCACCAAATCATTTATATTACTTCTGTGAGTCTCATCCTAATATGGGTGCTGATGTATACGTACAACCAGATAACTTATATAGTAACGCAACTCACGTTGTAGCTACTCAGCCATTAAGCGTAACAGGTGTTGGTACTTTCTCAGGTAACGTATCAGCTTCTCATGTTATAGCAAGTGGTGATGTTGATGTTACAGGTGAAATAAATGCAGCTTCAGCAGCTATTACAGGCGCTGCGGTAATAACAACCACATTAGCTGCTGGTAATACAACAGCAACAGGGTTTATAAATGCAACAACAACTATTCAATCTGGTGGTGATATTACAGCAGGTGCTGATGTTGACATTACAGGTGAAGTTAATGCTGCTAGTGCTGCTATTGTAGGTAATGCATCAGTTGGTGGTGTTTTAACAGTTTCTGGTAACTTAATAGTTTCAGGAACAACTACTACTGTTTCTTCTACTACAGTTGAAATAAATGATAACTTAATTAAGTTAGCTGCTAACCAAACAGGTACGGATGATGACTTAGTTGATACTGGTCTTTATATGACCTTTGATGACTCTGATACTCAGAAGTATTCAGGTATGTTTAGAGATAAAAGTAATTCAAATAAAGCTTTCGTATTTGTAGAAGGCATAACAGGTGAACCAGGTAACGAAGTTTCGTACACAGCAAGTAATCTTGCTTATATTGAAGCTATCATTGATGGTGGAACATATTAAATAATTAGAGGTATATTATGAGTATTGAAAACCCACAAGACGGGTACGTTAGATTATATATTGCAAACATTAATACTGAATTGCAACAAAAGACTCTAGAATTAGTTAGTCTTAAAGCTCAATTACAATTGGCAAATGAACAAATTATTGAGCTTAAAAAGCTTGAAAATAAAATTAAAGTAGAAAAAGAAGAATCTGTAAATACAGAAAAGAAGAAGTAGGTGATCGGAGGATAGTGAAACCCTCACCTCTTATATAAGAGGAATAAGCCCATATGGCAGCAAAGTTTTTAGTTAAGCGATCGTCCGTATCCGGTCAGGCGCCTAACACATCTCAAATATCAACTGGAGAGTTAGCTCTTAACTTGACTGATGGAATCATGTATGGTTCCAATGGTACTGTTATATTTGAAATTGGTGCTAATGTTACTTCTTTATCTGTAAATGGATATTCTTTTCCAGCTCAAGACGGCTCATCTGGTCAATTATTACAAACAAACGGTAGTGGTCAATTATCTTTTGTTGATGCAGGTGCAACCCCAACTCTTAATTCAGTAGTACAAACAGGTTCAACTACTCCAGCAACTATTACTGTTGGTGGTTTAAGTATGAACGGTGCTTATACTTTACCGGTTACAGATGGTACTGCTGATCAAGTTTTAACTACAGATGGAAGCGGTGCTTTAACATTCCAAGATGTTGCAGCAGGTGCTTTAACTGTAAACAATTTTAGTTTTATATACAAACCTTCTTCTAATACTACAGTATTTAACGGTGCAGATGAAAACGGTAATGTACTTTCTTATACTTCTGGTGATGAAGATGTATATCTAAACGGTGTAAGACTTCTAGTAGGTGACGACTACGCACAAACAAATAATTCAACTATAACATTATCTGCTAATGCAGTAAGTGGTGATACAGTTGAAATTTTAAGAACAACGGCCGCATCTACAACAGGCGGTGATTTAGCAGAAGCAGTTGGTGTTGCTTCATCTAATACAGATACAATAACAATAATGAATATTGATAAAAATGCATTTAGAACTGCTAAATATATTATACAAGCGAACACTTCAGATTCTTTTGCAGCTAGTGAGGCATTGCTGATACATGATGGTACGACTGCATATGTTACTGAATACGGAACTGTATATTCTAATAATGAATTATATACCGTATCTGGTGATATTAATGGTAACAATATAAGATTAAGAGTTACACCATCAGGATCAGGAACAACGTTTAAAGTAAAACGTATTGGAATAAAGGTTTAATATGCCAAAGACAAAAGCATTCGGAATAGCAGAATTGATAAGGCATATGTCTTATAACCCATCAACTGATAAAGTAGAAACTAGCAAAGGTCTTTCTACCTCAGGTCAGCAGAGAAGCCAATCTAAATCAGCTGGTTCAACTAATGCTGAAAATCTATTAACGTTTGCAAAAGCAACTTATAGATCAGCTATATTAAGAATACAAGCAACTCAAGGTTCCAATTACCATACTACAACGTTCGTTGTTATCCATGATGGAACTACATCCTATGATACTGAATTTGCCACAGTAAGATCTGGAAGTAGTTTATTTACTGTTACATCTGATATATCAGGTGCTAATGTTAGAATAAGAACAACAGCTGGTAATGCATCTACAACTTATAAGTACTCCGTAGAATATGTAGAAGCATAAATAGATATAGTTATATAGGGGATAGGGAACCGAATGGCAAATCAAAATTTTAGAGTAAAAAATGGCTTAGAAGTAGGCGGCGTTGAGGTAACAAGTAGCTCAGGTGTCGTTAACTCATCAGCGCTTCCAAATTCAGGCGCAAGTGCAGGAACTGTAGGTAACACTACGACTATTCCAGTCGTAACAGTTAACGCAAAAGGTCTAGTAACAAACATCCAAAGTGCAAGTGTAAGCGGTGTAGATAATTTTACGTATACCGCTTCTAATACTACGTTTGTATTAAGCACAGGTGATGGTTCTACTTATGCTCAAACTTTGCCATCGGCCAATTCAACAGTTTCAGGCTTAATAAAAGTAGGTGATCTTGTATCTGTTAACTCAACAGGCTTTATTAACGTATTAGAATCAAGTATCGATCATGATAATTTAAGCAACTTTGTAGCAAACGAACATATAAACCATAGCTCTGTATCCCTATCAGCAGGTAATGGTTTAACTGGTGGTGGTGATATAACAGCCTCAAGATCATTTGCCGTTGTAGCAGGTAACACTCAAGTAGTATCCAATTCATCTGGTATATTCATAACACCAAGTAATATCAATATTCATACTTTATCTAATGCTTCACAAAAAGCAAATACAGAAACTACTTTAACAGCCGGTAATGGTTTAACTGGCGGTGGAGATATTTCAACAGATAGATCATTTGCAGTAGTTGGTAATACTGCTTTAGTATCTAATTCTTCTGGTGTACACGTTGCAGCAGGAGATGGTTTAACAGCTAACTCAACTGATCTAAAAGTAACAGCAGGTACAGGTGTTACAGTAAATGCTACAGGTGTTCATATAGGACAAGATGTTAGTACTACTGCTGACGTAACATTTAGTGATGTTATAGTATCAGGTAACCTAACAATTCAAGGAACTCAAACTACTGTTGATACAAACAATTTAGTAGTTAATGATGCAGTTATTACAGTTGCATCTGGACAGACAGGTACACCAGCTTTAGATGCAGGTATAGAAGTAGAAAGAGGTGACTCTGCTAATGCATTACTTGTATGGGATGAATCACAAGATAGATGGATTCAAAAACTAGCAGGTGGAACTGAATATGTATTGCATACAAAACAACACGATATTGCTTTAGGAACAGATACATCAGGTAATTATATTGATAATGTAACAGCTGGAATCGGTATTGCTGTTACTCATACACCTGGTGAAGGATCAGATCCTTCTATTGCTGTTGTTGCTAATACAGGTCTAGCTGCTAATAGTTCAGGCGTATTTGTTGATTTATCTGAATTACCAGATATGACGCAAAGTGTTACAAATTCAGAAGATGAACTTATCATATTAGATAACGGCGCAGATAAGAGAAAATTAATTTCAGAGATACCTTTATCAGCATTTAATAACGATGCTGGTTTTGACGTAGGTAATTCAAGTATTACTGATGTAGTTGCTGGTTCAGGTTTAACTGGAGGCGGTTCTACTGGTACAGTTACTATTACTGCAGGTGCAGGTAATGGTATTACTGTTAATAATACTACTATAGCTGTTAACGGTGGTAGTGGTATAACATCTAACTCAACTGGTGTTCATGTTGAGCCTGGTAATAACCAAGTTGTATCTAACTCAACTGGTGTCTTTATCAATGAAGGTAATATTGACATTCATAACTTATCAGGTTATGTTGCTAACGAAAATATAGATCATAGCGGAGTTACACTAACAGCTGGTAATGGTTTAACAGGTGGTGGTACAATTGCTGCATCAAGATCATTTGCAGTAGATGCTGGTGACGGTGTAGTAGTAAATGCTACAGGTGTTCATGTAGCTGCTGGTAACGGTTTAGATGTTAACTCAACTGCTCTTTCAATTAACTCATCTACTATTAGAGGCTTATTCAGCGGTGGTGGAGACATAAGTTATGATAGTGGTACTGGACAATTTAGTTTTACAAACGACGCGGGAGACATTGAGTCCGTTGTTGCTGGTAATGGTTTAACTGGTGGTGGTACAACTGGTGATGTTACTTTAAACTTAGGTGTTGGAGCAGGATTATCTGTTAATTCAACAGCAGTATCTGTAGTAGCAAATACAGGTATCACAGCTAATTCAACTGGTATATTTACAGATGACTCAGCTATTGTTCATGATAACTTATCAGGCTTTGTTGCTAACGAACATATTAATCACTCAAGCGTCTCATTAACAGCTGGAAATGGTTTAACAGGAGGCGGTGATATTACTGCTTCAAGATCATTTGCTGTTACAGCAGGAGACGGTATTGCATCCAACTCTGAAGGTGTTCATGTTGTAGCTGGTACAGGTATTACATCTAATGCTTCCGGAGTATATGCAGACGCGTCAGGAATAGATCACGATAGCTTATCTAACTTTGTAGCAAACGAACATATTAACCACAGCTCAGTTACTTTATCAGCAGGAAATGGTTTAACTGGCGGTGGTAATATTACCACAAGTAGATCATTTGCAGTAGGAGCTGGTAACGGTATTGGAGTAAATTCAACTGCAGTTGCAGTAACAGCAGGTTCAGGTGTAGCTTCTAACTCAACAGGCGTACATGTTGTAGCTGGTAATAACCAAGTAGTATCTAATTCATCTGGAGTATTTGTAAACGAAAGTAATTTAGATATTCATAACTTATCTGGTTATGTTGCAAATGAAAATATAGATCACTCAAGTGTTTCTATTTCAGCTGGCAGCGGTTTAACTGGTGGTGGTACTATTGCAGCTAATAGAACATTAGCGGTAGCGGCAGGAAATAACCAAGTTGTATCAAATTCATCCGGTGTATTTATAGATGAAAGTAATATTGATATTCACAATCTATCCGGATACGTAGCTAATGAAAATATTAATCATTCAAGTGTATCAATAACTGCAGGTAATGGATTATCAGGAGGCGGTAATATAACTGCTTCTAGAACTTTAGCTGTAGCTGCAGGAAATAATCAAGTTGTATCTAATTCATCTGGTGTGTTCATAGCAGAAGGCAATATTGATATACATAACTTATCAGGTTATGTTGCTAATGAAAATATAGATCACAGCACAGTATCAGTAACTGCTGGAACAGGTTTAACAGGCGGTGGTACTATCGCTTCATCAAGAACAATAAATGTAGGAGCAGGTAATGGTATTGTTGCTAACTCTACTGCTGTATCAGTAGGAGCTGGAAATGGTTTATCAGTAAACAGTTCAGCTGTAGCAGTTAAAGCTAATAATGGTATTACATCAAATTCAACAGGTACATTTGTTAAAGCTGGTACTGGTGTTACAGTAAATGCTACCGGTGTCCATATTGGTCAAGCAGTAGGAACTACTCATGATGTAACGTTTAATGATGTTACTGTATCAGGTAACTTAGCTATTTCAGGAACTCAAACAACTGTATCTACAGCAACATTAGCAGTAACTGATGCAATTATAACTATAGCAAAAGATCAAACAGGTACTCCTTCTGTTGATGCAGGATTAGAAGTAGAAAGAGGTGATTCAGCTAATGCATTATTCTACTGGGATGAGTCTGCTGATAGATGGACTCATAAACTTGCTGGTGGTACTGAGTATGCATTCCATACTAAAGCAAATGATATTGCATTAGGAACAGATACTTCAGGTAACTATGTTGATAATGTTACCGGAGGAAATGGTATTGCAGTTACAGGTTCAGCTGGAGAAGGATGGGAACCAGCAGTAGCAGTTGTAGCTAATACAGGTATTACAGCAAACAGTTCAGGTGTATTTACTAACGATTCACAAATTAATCATGATTCATTATCAGGGTTTGTAGCTAATGAGCATATTAATCATACATCAGTAACTCTTACAGCAGGAAATGGCTTAACAGGAGGCGGAGATATTTCAGCTTCTAGATCATTTGCTGTAGTAGGCGGCACGGGTGTAACATCTAATTCAACCGGAGTTCATATCGGTCAAGATGTAGCCACAGGAGCAAGTGTTTCATTTAACGATATAACAATAGCAGCTAACGCAGTTATAGAAGATCTATATGACAGTTCAAATAGATTATTAAAAGTCTATGATAGTGGTGGTTCAGTAGTCTGGGGATAATAAATGGCATTACCAACAAGTAGAACAGAATTCAAAGATTATTGCTTACGTAAGTTAGGCTTTCCTGTAATCGAAATAAATGTAGAAGATATGCAGGTAGAAGATCGTATAGATGAATCTCTTTCTTACTATTGGGATTACCATTTTGATGGAGTAGAAAGAGACTTTTATAAGAAGTCTATTACTCAAGATGATATAGATAACCAATATATTACTATGCCAGATAATATTATTGGAGCTGTTAGAATATTTGATATAGGTAATAATTTATCTACAAACAATCTATTTAATATTAGATATCAAATTGCATTAAACGATTTATATGATCTTACTTCATTTAATCAATCATTAGTTACATATTATACTAATATGCAACATATTCAATTTATTGAAGAGCTATTAGTGGGTAGACAACCTATTAGATTTAATAGACATGTAAATAGATTATATCTAGATATGGATTGGGATAAACTTCAAGCTGGTGAATATGTAGTAGCTGAGGTTTATAAAATAGTTGACCCAGAAACTTATAACGATGTTTATAAAGATAGATGGCTTTTAAATTATGCAACTGCAAAAATAAAATATCAATGGGGTTCAAATTTATCTAAATTTGGCGGATTACAATTACCCGGAGGCGTAACGTTCAATGGTAGTCAGATAATGAACGAAGCAGAGGCAGAAATAAATAAATTAGAAGCCGAAATGCTATCTTCATACAGCTTACCAGTAAGCGACATGATAGGGTAATGAACTATGGCAATACAAGGAAGATCAACTTACTTTCAAAACTACGAAGCTAGTGGTGAATCAAGTCTTATTGAAGATCTAATTATAGAAGCTATTTCTATATACGGTCAAGAGTCATTTTACCTTCCTAGAAATCAAGTAGAACAAGATCAATTATATTCAGAAGCAGTTCTATCTAAATTTGAAACTGCTTATCCTTTAGAATTATATATTAAGTCAGTAGAAGGT